TGAAATAGATCTATTTTATGGTAAAGAAGGACCATCTCCTAAACAGGCCATATTTAGAGAGGCTACTGAGAGATATAAATTATTTGGTGGTGGAGTTGGGGGAGGTAAGTCTAGAGCCTTGTGTGCTGAGGCTATCAGGCAAAGTCTTCTCTATCCTGGGAATAGGGGATTTGCAGGACGTAATGAAGCAGAGGCTTTTAGAAAAACAACCCTTGTTACCCTTCTAGCCCTTATCGTTGAAATTGAAAATTTTACTGGTCAAAGACTTTTAATTAAAAATGGTCATAACCAAACCAAGAAAGAAATTTCTTTCATCAATGGTTCTATGATTTTGTATGGAGGGATGTCGGGACCCGATGCAGATGAACGTATCAAGTCTTTGGAGATTGGATTTTTTATTGTAGATGAGGCTAGTGAATGTAATGAAGATGTTGTGAATATGTTGAAGGCTAGGCTTAGGTGGAAATTACCTAACAATAAATATCCTCGGTTTTTTGGTCTATTCGCCTCTAACCCTGAGCCAGGGTGGCTTAAAAGTACCTTTGTCGTACCACAACAGTTAGGTGAGCCAAAACCTGACCATCTCTTCGTACAGTCTCTCCTTAAAGATAATCCGTGGTTACCTCCAGACTACCTTGAAAATTTAAGGAGGGATAATCCAGAATCTTGGGTTAAGAGATATGTGGATGGTAGTTGGGATGCGGTGGAAGGACAGGTTTGGCCTGAGTTTAATTATGAAGATCACGTCTTTCCTAGTTTAGCTCATGATTTTGAAATTCCATATCCAACAAAAGGAGAGGTCTTGCAGTTTGCTGCCCTAGATCATGGTCAAACAAATCCAACTTGTTTTTTAGGATTTTATGTGGATCAGGATGATAATATTTTTGTCTTTGATGAGTATTACCAAAAAGGACTTGTATCCTCACATTGTATGAATATTATGGCTAGGTTTGATGTTAGTGCTTTTGAGTATATTTGTGCCGACCCTTCTATGTGGGGAAAGACTAGAGAAAAAGAAGGAAGAGCGTGGAGTGTATTTGACGAATACGATGAATATGATATATACTTAGACAAGGCTCAAAATGATCGAGCTGCTGGGTGGAATCGTGTAGGAGAATATCTTCGTACCGATCCTGAACACTATCATCCTATATTGGACAAGCAGGGTTCGCCAAGACTCTTCATCTCCGCTCGGTGTCGTAGTTTACTTAATGAAATTCCTGAATATGTGTGGAAGAAATTAAGAGAGAAAGATTCTAATCCTAAAGAGGAGGCAAGGAAATTGAACGATCATGCGTGTGATGCACTGAGATATGGGGTTATGTCTAGACCTTCGCCTTATGAATTGAAAGAAAAAGATCAAGCACCTGTTGGTTCCTTTAATTTTTATAAAGGAATGAGTACGATAGGTTTTAAGAAAGGATATATGGTCAATGGCTAAAGAAAATGTGCAGGATTGGGGGAATAAAATCCGTCATGCTAGGGAAAATCATGAAAAGACTGTAGAAAAGCCTACCAAACTTTATCGCAATTATTATGCTGGGCGGCAATGGTCTCATATGGGAGAGGATAGTCGTACCTCCTATAATAATGAGATTGTGGATAATATTGTATTCACGGCTGTATCTACCATAAAACCCGCTATATCACAAAACCGCCCTAAAATCTTCGCTAAACCTAGAAAATCTCAATGCATGATACAAGGTCAAATGGTAGATTCATCTCTCCTCGTGCAGAGAGTTGAGATACTGGCTCAGTTCCTATTTGATGAGTTAGATGTAAAGGAGGAGACAGATAAGGCTATAGTTGATGCCCTAATAGGATCGTGTGGGTATGTGATGATAGGATATGATGTGGAGGTGTTGGAAGAAGAAGTGACACCAGGGACCTTTTTAGACCATATTGAAGATGAAAATATTTATGTAAAGAGAGTTTCCCCACTTGATGTGTTGAGAGATCCCAACGTAAAAGACCATAATATAGATCATGATGAGTGGATTGCAATAAAATGGCAAAAAACATTAGAGGAAGTGAAAAAGGATTCGACCTACAAAAACACCAAAGACTTACAAATAAATGTTGATATTAGAGAAGATCAAGGAATGATGGCGAAGGTTGATACGAGGATGGGAGGTAATCCCAAAGATCTTATTAGTGATTCGGGTATATTTGGTAGGGTTGAGGGTTGGGATATTTGGGATAAGAAAAATGGAAGACTTTTAGTTTATGTTGAAGGACATCATTCTTTTTTGAGAGATACTGATTGGCCTTTGGATTATGGAAATTCCTACCCGTTAGAGAGTGTTTGGTTTAATTACAACCCAGACGAAACCTATGCGGTGGCTGATACGGCTACTTACCAGTCCAAACAGGACTTTTTGAATAGGTTTGAGTCTAAGATTGTAGATCATGTTTCGAGGATTGCGGATCGTAAATATGCCTATGATGGGAAGAGGGTTAATCCGAATGAGATGGATAAGTTTGCTCATGGGCCATCAGGGACTTACATTAAAACAAAAGGAGACCCTAATACCGCTATAACGGTTGTTAAGGATTCTACCATCTCTCAAGATTTATATGCCACTGTCGCTACCATAAAACAGGACATTTATAGACAGGTAGGTATTGCTCAGTTTGAGAGTGGTGGGGCTGAAAAACTACAAACCGCTCAAGAAGGGCAGATGATAGGGCAGGGAATCTCGGCTCGTAGGACAGAAAGAGCTACAATGGTGGAGAGGTTCTTATCTAAGGTTATTAAAAAAATGTTAAAAATTGCTCAACAAACCCTTCCTGCCGATACAGAACTACCTATCTCTCAAGACCAAGCTATGTCTATCAATGAAGAAACCCCTGGCGTTGTGAGAGGAAAAAAATTTCCTTTTCTTCCTATTGACAAGGAAATTATTGGGGGTGAGTATGCGTTTGGGATTGAGACAGGTTCAACTCAACCTACCAATGATACGGAGAGAATGCAGAAAATTTCTTCCCTAGTACAATATGCAGCCCAAAATCCTCTCATAGATCAGGTGGAGGTTACTAAGATTGCTCTTGAATGGGGTGGGTTTGGTTCATATATGTCCCGACTCATGAAAGATCCACAATTAGTCCAGCAAGAACAGCAGCAACAGCAACAGCAACAAATGCAAGCTATGATGGCTGAACCTCAGTTAAAGACCCAGACTGACCTACAAAAAACCAAACTCAAGACTGATACTGAATTGAAAGTTGCGGGATTGAAGGCTAATACAGAAAGAGGTAAGAATTTGGATGACGGAGCTGAGAAAGACGCAGATAGGAAAGTTAAAATGATGGATATGTTGATGAAGGCTGCAAATGATAGAAAAAAATCTAATGATAAAACCTAAGGATAAATAATGCCTTTATATGATTTTAAATGTAAATCATGTATGATAGAGTGGGAAGAGTTTAGTAAGATGGATGAGAAGGATGGTGTTAGGTG